AAGCCAGCAGTAACAGTAGAACCAGCACGTAACCAACTAGCCGGATACTGCAATATTTTTGTTATAAAATTGCTTGTATCCTTATTCATCATTTTCATTGCTTGCGCTAATTCTGGAGTTGTTTCATATACAACTTTTTTCCCTTTAACCCAAACAGAAAATGTATTGTCAGTAGATTTTGCTGGTCTATCACCTCTGACCTCTTCGACAATAGTTCCTATGCCCGGTTTCTTTGCTAACTTGGCAAATGTAACGCCCACGTGATTTCGTTCGATTGCATTGTAGAATTGGTATGTATTTTTTACGATACTTTCTAACGGATCAATAATATCACGTGTACTACCTTTGAACCGCTTAATAGGATTAGCTACATTAACAAACCCTTTTGAACTAGAAAAGAACCCATCCATACTCTCTGCCGAGAAATCACGGAAAAACGGAACGTAGTTAGGGTATTTATATCGCAATAAATGGTATGTTTCCGGTTTCAATATCCCATTATTCACGAGTTCAGCAAGTATATAATCTTGAAAACGGTGAATATCTTTAGCAGCACTTTTGAATGTAGGATTTTTTTCGTACTGACTAACGGCCGCTAAATCCTCTTTTAGTGTAAATGTAGCCATTTGTCCGTTACGGTGTAGGTCTAAATCATGTAGTGCTACAAGATAAGCACTAAAGTCTTTATGTTCTTTTTGAGGAATATCCTTAATGATATCCTCAAATGCACGAACCCCCTTTTCGGGTCTACCTTTTGCCAAAAACTCTTGAACCTTACCGACCCAACCACGAGCAATCCACGCTTGCATGAGCGGGTTATCTTCGAATGGGATTTTCTCGCCTGTAACACGTTCTATCTCTTCGACCATTTCACGTAATGGATTAAGTTCATCAACGGTTTTCGTATACACATCGTTAGCAACACGATTAAGCATATCTTTAATGTTCCCGTCTTTAGCATCCGTGATAATGCGTTCTGCCTTAGAAGTGCGTTCAAAGGAAATAGATCCTTTGATGCGGTCTGCACTAGATTGTTTGTGCCATTCATGAGCCAGTTTAGATAATTTATTAACAGTACCATTTAACGCCTTATCACGTTCTATAGTTTCCTTGAAGTGTTTAGAGAACTCCGGAAAGTCCTGTTTGGCTTTTGCTCTGTCTGATACATAATCTTTAAAGAATTCTGCGTACCCCTCTTTACGCTTACCAGCTACATCTAAATTATCATAGCTAGTACCAAACCGCTTTTTGACTTGACCTAACAATTCAGTATCAAACTTAGGAATATTGCTAAATCCATTATGGTTATCAATGTAATGACCTAACTCATGCATCATTGTAGGGATATCACCATATGCCCCCGTACGGATTACATCGCTATTAGGATTATACCAACCCTTAGCGTTTTTAGTTCCCAATCTCCCTGTTTTTATACGCTGATTGAATAGGTTATTGATACTATCAATAATTTCACGACGACTAACGGCACGCCCCATACGTTCAACGCCTTCACTTTGTTCCGTATGTGGTGTTTCGTTACCTTTAGTGCTATATTGTAGCGGTTCCGTAGGTCTAACGCCTTTACTTTCTAAATAGCGATTTGCCATTGCTTCGTTGCCGTCAAAGGCTTTTACAACTGCATCGTGTACTTGCTCATGCGTTACATGATCTAGTAATTGGCTAGGCTGCTTAGCATATTGACTCACGCCACCTTCTGCCGGTTCCGCTTGTAACATTTTAAGTTCTTGCGTATCGGTGATTAATTCGGCAGCACGTTCACGGCGAACGGTATCCATATATTCATGGCTTAACTTTTCAACTGGTACGTCTAGGCTTTCAGATAATCTTGCCTTAACCGCATCAAGTTCCGTTTTAGGAATATCCGGCTTAGTCGCTTTGTTTAAATCTTTCAAGATTTCTGTATTAGAATGAACTTTATTTTCTAATTCAGTCAATCGTGTTTCAGATGCATCATTTTTAACAACGTCTTTTAATTCGTTGATGATTGTTTCACGTGCTTTTAGTGGCAATTCATCAATAGCATTTTTCAAACTTACGTTTGGCGCATCTTCTTCGTACCTAAATTTACTATTTACATCATTTTCAATCGCATTTTCTTGAATTCTAGGTGTTTCATTCTCTACAAAGTCAGTACTCATGCGGTCTTTAGGCTGAAATTCGTTTATTTCGCCTGTACGAGCCGTTTCACCTTCGCCTTGATAGTTTATACCTAAATCATCGTTTTTAACCGATTTCTTTTCGGTATTTTCAACGAAACTGTTTAAATTTGTGTGCGGTTCTTCTCCTTTTACTGCATCACGTTCTATGAACTCATCTCTAAATGGTTCTTCATGTGATACTCTGTTAGGGTCTAAGCTACTATCTTTAAATGATGTATCACGTGGCCCATTTTCGTATCTCCCATAATTGCCTTTAAATGTATCTTCCGCAATTTCCGCACGAACATTATCACGTGCAACTGCTGGGTCTGGTCTTTCATAATATTCACGAATGATTTTTGCCATTTCCGCCGGTGTTGCATCTGGTCTAGCACGCATTTCTTTTAATGCGGCGCTTTCGGTGTTATGCAATTCCCATACACTGAAATCGACTTGCGTTCTCCAGTCCCACGGATCTAATCCACGATTTTCTGCGAATTTCAATAAACCATTTTCGCCGTTAAGTCTATCACCAGTAAATTGAACCAAACCACGGGAACCGTAGCCGTCGCCACTTGTAACTGTGGTGCTAAAACTACTTTCGGCGCCAATATTACCAGTCATGCCAGCCGCTTCAACGTCGCTTAACCCGTTCTGACGGTATCGGTTATAAATATCCGCTTGGATATTGCCTGTTTCGCCTTCCATAGGTTGTCCGTTTAAACCGCCTTCGGAATATTCGCGCGGTTCTACTGCGTTTACCTCTTCCGGTACTGGGATATCATCAAAGGCGTTATACATAACACCTTCCTCGAATTTAGGTTCATTTTTGGTAAATCGTTCCCCAATATCCTCAAATGCATTGGTTGCCTTTTCTTTGATATGTTCACCAACACGCCCAACACGTTCACCGATTGCGCCAGATACCCTTTTAGGTGTAACCCCATGTATCATGCCAGCTGGTAAGAATACATCGTCCCATACATTAAAAGGATTATCAACGATATTTTGTGCGAATTCACCCGGACTATCAATAGCACGTCCAATAGGGTTGGCTATTGGATCGACAAGAAAACCTTTTGCCGTAGTTAGTGCTGGACTATCTGCAATAATATTTTCCGTATTGCCTTCCGCATAATTGCTAGAATTCTGCGAATACATATCTTGTGCATCACCAACGATTGTAGGTGCTGCCAATATGCCGGCCGCGGCCCTTACATAAGGGTGTACATACGGAGTAATTGCCAAATAGCCAGCCGGACGTCCAACGATTGCATTATATGCCGCTGCTGATTTTGCATCATAATCAGCGGTTTTATAATTATCGTTCATGCCGTCCTCATCTAGTTCAGTCGCATCAATTTCACCCCTACGGTACGCATCTACCGAATTACTGATAGATGCACGATGCGCATCATTTGCAGCACTTACGGCAGCATTCGCGTTATCCCACCAATTAACAACGGTATTTTTCATATTACGAGCAGTAGTGCTTATTTGATTAGCCGCCCTAGATGCTTTATCTTCTACGCCATTTGCTACCCATTCCGCATTATTCTTAATGCCGTCCCATAATGTAGGCTTAGGTACATTATCCGCATCATAGCCGTATTCGGTTGTTATATCTTCAAAGGCGTTGCCGCTATTAGCATTACTACCATAACGACTTGTAATATCATCAAATGCACCCATTGTTTACCTCTTTGTTTAATAAGACTTTAACCACGATTTATAATTACCATAACCAGCCGCATCAAGTTCCGCTGCTATCTGATCATCACTCCAGCCTTGCGCTGATAGTTCGTTCATTCGCTTGGAAACCGCCGCTTGTTCCTCAGCTGAATAGGTAGGTTGCCGTTTAACCGTTGGCGTTCCACCACCAGCCGTTGGCGTACCGTTTAATGCACCTTGTAATTTGCCATAATAAGGACTTTCGCTTTCGTCCTTATCTGGATTAGCTTTAACCCATGCCGTATGTTGTGCGGATAGTGTACGCAATACTTGTGCATTATATCCGCTAGTGCCGGACTGTGTAGCCGTTGGCGGTTTAACGTGAGTACCTACATATTTCATTGTGCCGTCTGTACCAACAATATATGTTTTACCGTCCGGCATAACTTTAATATTCTTAGCACCAAAGTTACCGATATTCTTCATTTGGCCGTCTGGTGTCATTACGAATACTTGGCCATTAGCAAATTGTTTAGCTTCAACCTTGCCATAACCGCCCATATCTTGGATAGTACCATCGCCCATGTTGTATCGTACAATGTGGCCATTTTGAGCGGATGCGAATTTATAATCCGGTTTATCAAGAGCCGCAATAGAATTCAAGTTATTCATATCAATCGTATTAGCACCGATTTTTCCGGCTAGATAGTTATATCTAGCAACGGCCGGCGCCAGTCCTTTAACACGTTTCGTGTTATAGGTATCTACGACTGGGTTGCCGTCTTTATCTTGTGTAAATACAAGATTGTTTAAGATTTGTTGGCGCATTGGTTCAAGCACTTTTTCTTGATACTCGTTGACTTGTTGCGCATACATTGTATTTACATCATTTTGATATTGATCGCTTGCAAGGCTTTGAGCGGTCTTGAAATCAAAACCAGCTTTGACTAGGGCGAGTGTATTCGCCCCTAGTCTTTTACGTGCTTCACTTGTTACAGTCGCTTTGTCTGGTATGGAATATTGGCCCGGCGCTTTATCCTCGTTGGTATTACCACTTTCTACCAATTTGGGCGCCCCACGAAAAGGGTTATTTGCCCTTTGTTGCATCATTTCTTGATACGTTTGCGGTAAACCTGTATTAATACCAGTATTATTTAGGTTTTGGAAATTCCATAACCCCGTGTTTTGTTGTTGAACTGGTGCAGCCGGTGTATCTGTGTTAGCTTGCATCGGTTGTGCTGGTGCGGCTGGATTTTGGCCGCCCCATAATCCGATATTGTTCTTTTGCATCAAGTTATTGGCGAATGTGTTGTTAGAATTTGACAATAACTGGTTAATTTGGCCGGCGCTATTAGGTTGTTGCATACCCATTCCCGCCATACGGTTATTATTATCCATAATTTGCGGGGTGTTCGGGTCTTGTTCTCCGCCAGCACCACCGCCTAACATTGCTTGATAGCCTTTAGCCATTTTATTATTCTGCAATGCACCTAAACGATGTGAGAAATATTGACCGGCCAATTCGCCCAACGCCGCCCACGGTTCAAAGTCTTTTACGTAGATAACGCCCATTGTGTTATTCCTCTACTTTCTCCGATTTCTTACCTTTGGAAGTTTTCTTTGTTGTTTTTTCGTCTGTTACTTCGTCAGTATCTTCCGGGTTTTTATCTGTTTGATCGTTTGTTTCATCTGTTCACTCACCGGTTCCTTTATCGTCTTTTTTGCCGGTGTTTTCAGATTTTTTCTTTGCATCTGCAATCGCTTTCAATTCTGCTTCATTAATGCCTTCTGCCATAATACCGTTGGCATAGAATAAATTATCGCCAGTACATTGCAATTCAAATACCTGTTCAGTATTGCCGGTTGGTTCGCATACTGTAACAACTTGATAGCCATGTACCGTCATAATTGGCTCACCGATTACAAGTTCTTCAACCAATTTAAGACCTTCCAGAGTTAATACTTTTTCACTACCTGTAGTAACAACATTACAATCAACAGTTTCAAGGCGATGTGTTTCTTTTTCGCCCATATCATGCAATGCAATTACATCATTTACCGCACCCAAAGTGATAACGGTATCACCATTTACAAACGCTTCAATAACCTTGCCACCTTCTGGCGTTGCAATTTCAGTACCCGCTACAAAACAAAAACCTTTCATAAGACCTCCTAAAAATCCACCGCTACCTTGCTTAACCATTGTTTGTGCTGGTTGTGCTAGGCCATAGCGTAATGTCATATATCTGTTTAATAAATCTTCTTGATCCGCGTTATTTAACTGGCTCATAGAATAGTAATCTTTAGCCGGTTGAATAGCTGCGCTTTGTGTTGTTGCGCCGGTATTAATAGGGTTTTGCGCTAACCCCTCACGCTGACCGATAAGGCCCGCCGAAGTACCAGCATTATTCATTTGATTTGTGTACCCTTGATTTAACAAGTTAGCTTGGTTTACGATGCCGTTTTGTTGGTTGTTATAGGTGTTGCCCCAAAGGCCCATTTTTGCACCGATACCACTCAAACTATTATTAAACGCTTGCGAATTAAGCGTCGCCGCTTGGTTCAAATCACTTGCATATTGTGCCGCAAGTGTATTGGATGCGTTCTTGCTAATATCGTTCAATGCATTATCTGTGATTGAAGAATTAACAATACCGCGACTCGCTAGGCCAGAAACTGCATTACCTACCGTAGCCTGTAAATCATTATTTAACGCTTGCCGTCTAGCATCTGCATAAGCCGTAGGAAGTTGGCCGTTCGTGATGCTATCCATTGCGTTTTGATTTTTGAGCAATGCGCCGTTGTATTCATTCGCTAGTTGCCCCGCCCTGTTGTTCATAGCATCAACGCTGGCCCCTAACTGATTGGCATATCTTGTATTATCCGTTAGGTTTCTTGCGCCAACCGTTGCTACTTGATTTTGCAATGCAGCAAGTGCATTTTGGTTATCTTTGTTAGTCCCCAAATATGCATTGTACATTTGCTGATATTGCGGACTAACTACATTATTTAAGGCTCTATCGCCCATGCCTTGCAAGGTGTTTGCACTTTGATTGGTTCTATTAATCCAATCCATTTGCCCTTGTAAGAGTTGTTTTTCTTCGGGGCCGGCTGGTGGTAAATTAGCACCTATGCTTTGTACCTTAGATTTTTTACCGCCCCCAAATAATTGCAAGTCAAAAGTGAACATGCTTTTCCTTTCTACAAAGTAGCTTCAAGGTGTTTTCGCACTGTTTTCAACACTTTGTAATTAAAACCGTTGTAAGTATAGTCCATATGTGGAACACGTTCCATGTTCCACTTTTTAATAAAACCGCGCACGCTTCGATGTGTTGCCGTTACAATTACATCAAGATCATTCAACTTCATTACTTCAACAATGTATTTTCCTATTACTTTCATATCGCCGTATGTTTGCCAGATAGTAAAATACCGTTCGCCCTCATGTTCGTTGATACTCCAGAATAAGAAACCCGCATTAGGAAACCATTTAAAGTAGTAGTTATATTTATCTTTGTAATTGTTGTTTTCATCAAAATAAAAACCATCAAGGCTGATACGTTCGCCCGTGCGCCGTTCATAGTCTTTTATCATATGCTCTAAGCTATCAAGCTGCATTGTTATTCCCCTATTCGCTCGATTATAAAAGTAATATCACCATACAACCTACGTTGATATCCATTGTATACTCCCGGAATTGTAACCCATATTCTATGAATAACCCTTTCTTGGTTGTATTCTATAGTTACAGGTGCTTCTTGGCTTGTATTTATAGCGAAAGTATCACTTGTTGTGTTTGTTCCCGTTATATTTTGGGTATAAGTAACCCTATATTGCCCTTTTGGCAAAAATACATTTTCCTTGTATTTCCCATTGCCTCTACCGTTCCGGCTCCATGAAAACGAAACGAATTCAATCGGATCATATTGAATAGAATACGTTCGCCCATCTTTTTCGATTTTTAGCGGTGTTGATACATCACCATAACGCGCATAGTATTCATGCCCATTAAATGGAACAGTTATATACTTACCACGCGTTACGCTTTTTTCTTCGTGCAACCCGAACCGAAATATTTGGCCGTTCTTTTCTAGTACTAGATTAAGCATATTATTCAATCCTCAATTTAGCGCCATTGGGGAATGTTAGCGTGTTATTATTTTCAAACGTTGCCACGCGCTCCCATGATTGATACCCTTTTTCGTTGCCGTCCGCATATCGGATATAGAATGAACCGGAGTTAGTAAAGTACATTTGAACGCCGTATTTATCGGTTGCATGCCACGGCATAGCAACGCCCGTTCCCCAATTATCTTTACCAAATACGTTAAACTTGTTTATTTTACCGAATGTAAAACCGCTATAACCGGTGTTACCATTTGCAATGCCGTCAAAGTCTATACCATCGCTTTCAAGGGCCTTAATTGTTAAGTTCCCCGTCATAGTATCGCCGGCCTTCTTAACGCACGTTGCAACGTTATCCGCCGTTGCAGCTGAATTAGCACGCGCTGCATGTGTTGCTTCGGCTACTGTATCAGTTTTTTTGTAATAGGTTTCGCCTAGTCCGTTTATAGTATCGGTAATGGTTTTTAATGTACGTGTTGGATTGCTAGTAAATTTTTCGTCGCCAGCTATCTTTTTAATAGCTTCCGCCATTTGATTAAGAATATCTGTAATTAAATAGTCTTTACCATCTACAGTACGTTTACCAATTACCGCATCGGTAGCGGTATTGATAGTTGGATTATAGTACTTAATCGATTTGACTCGTGTTGCATCTGTTACGGCGATTGCTACTACTACACGTAGAATGTTTTTCCAGTATGTGCCGGTGTATACATTCATTTTTTCGCTTGTAGTATTGTAATACATCTTATCCGTTGCCGCTTCCGGTGCGTTTGGTTGTCGTAGTGGTTCTAGCGTTGTACTGCCATAACTTAGGCCGCCAGATGCGGAGCGTTCAATATACAGGTATGATGTACTATTAGCCGGTAGGCTCCATGCACTTTGCTTTCTATTGATAGTGGCTATATAATCAACTGCGCCAAAGTCGTTAAATCCGTCAGCGAATGATAATAGAACAGGTGTTTGACTACCGTCAATCATTACACTTAAATTATCCCCAGTTAAAAAGGAAAATTCACCGTTGCTTACCTTGCCACTTAACAACCGATTACGTAGACCACCGCCACCACCAGAACTACCGCCACCGGCTTTTAGTTCCATATTTTGTGCGATGTTCAATATTTCATTTCGGTTTTTCTGTATACTTTCCGGTACTGTATCACCCTGTGGCGTAATATCCAAAGGGTATTTTTCTTTATAAGCCATATTTAAACTTCCTCATATGTATAATCTAATTGGCGTAAGGAAATTGCGCCCTTTTGAACATTGATTTTGAATTGTACATTACGATTTGCACCGCCGCCAATTTTATAAGCCTTTGTATATTCATTAACATTCATCAATGCTTTATAATCATAAGTCTTAAAGTTCGCATAGTAGGTTTTAACTGCCTTACTAGCGAATTCAATCGGTTTAGGTTTCTTATTAGAAATGCCAATCGTGCCATATCCGGGTATTAGGTTATGCGTTACAAAGTTATAATTCATAATTAATATGAACTGCCTAGTTGCCAGCCTATTACCACTAACTATTGACGTTTGAATTTGTACGTTATCGTCGGTGTCTATAGTTTCATCTAAGATGCCTATTTTATTTCCGTAGGCAATGTATACTTCCTTGTCTACATTGAATGCATCATTGATGTTATGCGTGAACTTTCTTGATGTAAACACACCTCGACCGTCCTCATACCGTGGCAAATAATGATAAATAAATATCGTATCGCCGTTATACGGTTTAATCCACATTTGCTTACGACTGGATATATGCCATACATCACAATCTTTTGTAATGTACTTCAATAGATACGAGTTTATATTCAATCCGGTTTCAAATGGTTGAATTTCTGCATAGGTATTGGTAGGCATAAAAGACATAAACCCTTGATTACCTAAATAATAACTGCGATCATCAACACTCACCGTTGCACCACTACAATACCCAGTAGAGGATAACGGATATACAGTTAAATTCCGTGCATCTGGCGTGCCAACAACTTGATACACACGCCCATATTCCTTATATACGATAATCGCACGTGATAAGAAATCAACTGCAATGATGCTGCCTTGGTCTTTATAGCCAACGTCCACATATTGCGCACTAGATGCATCGTTATTGTTGTGAGTCCACGCATTGTAGTCGCCTACTGCCGACCAGTTCAACCGATGCGAATGAGTCGATGCAATTAGTACACGGCCAGAATGGCTTGATACTATATCGCATACAGGACTTTCAATAGTGGCTAATTTACCAGCACCGGAGATAACTTGTAATTTATCACCACTAGCAATGAGAATATCACCACCAAATGCATGATATTTCGGTTCTCCTGTACCGTTTAACGTACCTAGTAATGTATTGGTATTGAAATCAGTAGAATATAAATTTCTACCACTAGAAAAATACCATTTGTTACGATAGACATCATAATATAGCGTTTCTACCGGTAAACCGAAATCATACAATACACGAACCCCCGGAACGGTACGCAAGGCATTATCTGTCCTATCAAATTCGCATTGCCTAGCCTGTGTTAAGGCTTGAATATCGATATTTTCCGGTGGGTTCGACCAATCAAGGCCCAATCGGAAGCCGTTTGTTATTGCTACCTGTTTTACGCCCATTATGTGATACCTCGTGCCGTTTTGATTTGTTCCGTGATGTAATCGATGAACGTCTTATCATACGCAGCATAATCAGTCATGAGTGATTTTTTCTTCACCATGAAAGATACTAATTGCACTAGATAACTATGAAAGAATTCGGAAAACGGAATAGTATCGTCTAAATCATCAATGTGATTTTTTCTTACGCTATAAAACACTTGATTAACCGTTTCACCGTCATAGGTTTCGAATGTTCCGTTTATGATGCGGATAGGATAGCCAGTTTTAGGAACGAACCCCATAAAATCGGAAGGAACCGCCCTTTTATCCTGTATATCCATATTCTTAACTACTTCACGGTCTTTAATACTAACTAGGATAGTTGTTAGCCAGTCAATCGCTGCGTTAATGTACTGGATATATTCTAGTTGTTCATCAAGGATTTCGTTTGACTCTACATTAACGAGAGTAATCAATTCGCTTACTACCATAATTCCAGTATCCTTCCGCAATTACACTATCATTGTTACCTAATCCATTATTAATTGATTGCAACGCACTAACCATATTTGCTGAAATTCCAGAAATATCAAGGTTCATCACACGATATACGATGTAATCGACTAACAATGTTTCAAGTTCCGCTGGTAGTCCGCTTTCATCTTCAAGCATCTTGTAACCAGCAGTCTTTATATAATCAATGGTGATTTTTTGCTCTTTGTCCGCATCAAATACTACCGTTTGTAAATTCAATACTTGGTACCCTTGCACTTCCGTATCGTCTGCCTTGACATTTAATATGCTGATGCATTGAAACGGCAATGTGATCCGTCCACGTCCAGTACCTTCAAACGTGCCTGTTGCAAGGCTCGGGCAATATTGACCGATTAGGGCATTTAATAAGTGATTGCCTTCGTTGTAATACTCCAATAAGTAATACGGAGTATATTGTTCTTGCGATGTATCGCCTATTTGCATAAACGCCCTGTTTAATATGTGCTTTACGTTCATATTCACCCCATATAAGAATAAAGGCGGGTGTTACCCCGCCTAATATACTTACGCTTCTACTACGCCACCAGTCATAACATTGATTACGCCGTAATCTTTGCTATTGAATTTGGACTTTTCAATCGCACCATAGAAAGCGATGCCGTTACCTTCTACGTTGCCGTAATCGTCCACTTGTTTGATATGTTTAGCCGGACGAGATACCGCAAAACATGCCGCTTGTTTACCTAACAACAAGTTGTGGCATACGTTAGCATTAGATGCGCCTGTTTTGTCATTCAATACACGTTCATATTCGTACAAAATAACGCCGTCATATTCGCCTAACGCGCCTGTGAAAATAGGGTTTTTAGAACCACGAACGTTGGCGTTTTGTTGTGCTGCCAACCATTTTGCATCATCTTTCAAATCACGAGCTGCCCAAGGAGAGACCAACATAATGAATTTGTCCATGCCGTCAACTTTAATAGGTTGTACTTTAGGGCCGTGCATTTGTGCTTTACGCTTAGCACGAGAAATGAGTGTAGTTGTTAGCTTATCGTTGGCCGTGATAGATGCTTGCGTGCCGGCAGCAGAAGCGTACAATGTTTCACCAGCGGTAGGAGATGCGGAAAGTTTAGCGATTAACTTGTTATCTTGCCAATCAGCTAACCATTGTTTCAATGCACCTTTGATTTCTTTTAACATATCGTATTGTGTTTTTTGGTCGTCCGCTTCATAGCGAGATACCGCATTACGTACTAATTGAGTTGTAACTGTGAAGTCATAGATATTCAATGCTTCTTCGTTACCGGTTAAAGTAGCACGGTTACCTTCAACACCGGCACCGCTTAAATTCATCATCAAGCCGAATGTTACTGCATCACCTTTTACGCCTGTAAGGTCTTTGTTTTTGTGTACTACATTAGATCCGTCAAGAGCCGTGAATTTATCGAAAAAGGATTCTTTCAAACCTTCATGCCATACCTTTTTAGTCCAAATTTTAGGGACTAACGCCGCTGGGATAGTTACTTGATTTCTTTGTTCTGCCATATATTACCTCTTATAATTCGTCAAAATATTTTCGTACATCGTCCGGCAATGCATCAAGATTGCCTGTGTCATACGCTTTCAAAATATCTTCTTCCGTAACCTTATTAGGTGTAGGAACGCCACCATTGAGCGCACCAGCCTTTGGTAATGTCGCCGCTACTTCTAGTGGGTTGTTTGGTACTTCGGTACTTGTTGCCAATTCATTTTGTACTTCTTTAACAAACTTCCTAATTGTTTCAAAATCGGCTTCCGTGCCTTCACCAATATCAACGCGATAAAAGGCATCGTTAATCGGTTGCGCATCACGCATTGTCATTCCGTTTAACTTATCCAAACCGCGCTGATATAATTCACCAAAGTTTGGTAACGATTTAATTTCATTTACGAAATTTAAGTTTGTTTGTCGTTGTTGATGTACTGCGATTTGCTGATTAGTGATTGCGTATTCTGCGTTAGCTTCAAAGCGAATGAATTCGTTGTACTTTTCAGCATCTTCATACATCAAACCTTCTAAATCTTCCGCCGTCATATTAAAGCGCTTCAACGCTTCACGGCGTACAAAGTCGCGAATATTTGATACTTCCTCTTGTGGCAATTCAATAGGCTTTTGTTGCGCTTCAAATTGTCTAGCACGTTCTTCCGCCGCTTTACGTCTTGCGCGTTCCTGTGCAAGTGCCGCTTTTAAGTTCTGATCGTTCGCATGAGTTTCTTCCGTTTCTTCGTTAGTGTTCGGCGTTTCTGTTTCTACTTCCGCATCATTCGCATCACTTTCCGGTGTTTCAGTAGAGGGAACATCGTTCACACCTTCCTGTGTATTCGTTTCTTCGGTTGTTTCTTCCAGTTCTACGCCCGCGTTTTCTAAATCTTCCGGAGTGAAACCAACTTCTTCGATGTTTACTAAATCTTTTTCCATATCAAATACTCCTTTGCCTTTTAACGTCATTGCCGGACGAATATAAGAATATGGCAGTTTAACGCCGTTGCCGGGCGAGTATATACGTGCAAGTAGTTTAACGCCGTTGCTTAGGGCGAAATATAAAAAACGCCCCATATAGGAGCGTTTTGTTATTGTGTTGATAGTTTATATTACATGCCGCCTAAATCGTTCATAGGCGGCAAAATTGGCGGTGCATTTTGAATGTTTTGTTGCTTACCTTTCAAGGCTAACCGTTCCGCCATAATTTGTTGTGGTGAAATCTCAACCCCTAGCGTTTGCAAGTACATGCTTAATGCTTCCGCTGGCATATCATCTAAGCTGCCGCTAACACGCAATTCTGGCATAGCTGGCTTTTCTGCTGCTTGCTGAATACGCTTCTTAACGGCTTCTTTTTCTGGGAAGTCCATAAAATCAAGGATAATATCCATAGGAATATCAACGCCGGATTTCTTAGCTTCCAATAATTGATATAGGTTAGCTTTTCGAGCTGTTGCGCTCGCTTGGCTAGTGCTAATTACAATGTCAAAATCAAAGCAGCTTAAATCATACAATACTTGTTTGATTGGGTTGCCTTCTTCATCTACTTTAGGTTGTCCAAACGGATCCATAATAATTTGTTCTTGCATTGGCTGGCCTAATTCAGGCTGAATTTGTACAAATTCCTTCTTGCCGTCATCGCCTAAAATTCGCATTGCTTTTTCTTGATTGTAGAATTGTGGAATTAAACCCGGAGCGTTCTTTTCACCCCACAGTAATTTGACAATCTGCAATTCTGCTTCTTTTGTCTGTGCGAATATATCCGCCGTTTGAACGGTGGTTACTGATTGTCGCAAGTCGATTGCCTTGCCACTCATAGAACCAATGCTGCCGGAAAGGCTTTCCGGAGTGATGCCGCTAATCGAATAAAAATCGTTATCCGCTTGTTGTTCTAAGGTTAAACTAATAGCGCTATCCATTGACGGTGTACCGTCTTGGAATGTAACACCCGGTTTCAAGAATATATTTGCTCCCGGTGTTGTGCTTTTCTTTTCAATCGTTTTCTTATCGTGTTCATCTATCTGACCCTGCCAGAATTTCACACCTAAAGACTGCTGATTAACAACGTGCATGCGTTGACTTCGGTTCTTGTTTTTTTCCCTTTGTGCATCTTTAAGATCGCGAACAACGCCGGCCGGTTCTAGTTCATCATCTATTAATTCACCCGTATAGTAGCAATATTCACGCACTAGCGGGAATTTACCGTGCTTATAAGGACTTTCGCCCTCTTCTAGTAGTACACTATCGGAGAACGTTGCATATCTGATTTTAGTATCTGGTATGCTAGTAGGTTTCTTGCCTGTAGCTAGTAACACAACAAATAGCGGGTTATTTTCATCAATTAGGCCCTCTTTTGTCATATATACATTCTTTTTGCCGTATTCCTTGTACCAGTATTGAACTACACGAACCTTTTTATACTTTTCGTTGTACCATAACGCTTCACCATTAATGGTTTCAACCGTGCCGGCTTCTAGTTCTGTATCGTCATATTTATGGCTTAACAAATCAATTTCATTAGCTTTATCCGGGTATACCTGTTTCAGCTTTCTTGTGCTTTCCCAACTATACCGGCCAACGAATTGCGCATCACTTAGATTTTCTTCTGTGCTTTCCGGATCTACGAAAACGTCAAACGGAGAAACACGTTCGATTTTAATTGCTCCGTCTAATTTTTGGTAATCAAATTCATAGCTTACCCAGTAGTTGGCTAAACCGCATATGATTTTATCTCGGAAGCATTTACCTTTATTTCGTTGATAGTGTGCGCGGTCTAAGCAGTATTTTGTAATACCTTTTGCCACTCGACTGATGCGGTCATCTTCTTCAGAGCGTGGTAAGAAGTCCGGTTCTGTTTCATTCTGTGATGCATAACCGCATAACAAATTAACAGTTGCCCGTATTCTATTGATTGTGATTACAGGGCGGCCAGCTTCACGCATCTTTTTTAAATCGGCATCTTCCCATTGCTTGCCTTGCATAAATGCGTAATCTTCGGCAGCACTTTGCCGCCAGTTTGACGTAGCACTTAATGCGCTTTTAACGTTCGCCTTTGCTTCGTATATATCGAATGTTTGTTCTATATTCATTACTCCACCATTTCAGAACCGTATATCATATCGTACATTTGTTCTATTTGCCATTGTGGCATAGCTTGCGCAAATTTCGCTAGTTCCGCATCGGTGTATTTCGCCGGAATAATAACGCCCTTTTCTTCGCGTTCGCCATATTCCGACTTTAATACTCTAAAAGCGTAATCACGCAACGCCCTTTCACTCATACGCCCCATGCAGTAACTTCTCCTTCTGTTTCATCATCATATTTATAACCGTCATTAAATGGTTTCTTCGGTTTCTTAGGTGTAATAGATCTGCTCATACAAAAATACCTAAACTCATCATATGCATGATCCTCTTGTGTTGTATCAACATCTTCCGGCTTGCTTTCGTCATATACTAATTCCGGTAGTGTTCTTAGAATATGCTTACACGTAGAAAAGAATTTGATTTTCTTCTCCCTTAGGTAGGTATGAACCATCATCTTTCCCGGAATGCGTTCAGAATTAGACCGAGTAAAATTAATTCCATGACGTGCAAATATTTCCGCTATAGACTCGCCTTGAATACTCCACTTCATGCGGTCGTCTTTCTGCCATATCGCTCTATCAGCTATATCATATGCATAGGTTTCACCCTCGCTTAATCTAGCCATTTCGGCGGCAACTTCATCCGGTGTTAATTTCAAACCTACATCCGGCTCGCCTGTACAACCGTAATATTCACGATAGCAATGCGCTACACCTTCATAATCAATAGCGTACCAATGAACACTAAACGGTTTACTAAAACCCCAGTCCATAGAACGAACCCTTGTCCAACCTTGCGGAATTTCAAAAGGCTCTTCTACATGGACACTTCGATTAAATTCGGTGAATACTTGCCCAATGAATACATCCCAATCACCATACAAGAACGCTTTCTTTTCCTGTTCTGGCAATGCTTCCAAACGCTTTACATAGTTAGGGTCATTTTTCATTAATACATAATTGTCGTATACCTGAGCCGGAATAAATACTTTTTCAAGTCCTGTGGTCTGATCTATCACGGTTTTCTCGCCGTAATCTGTCGCTTCTACATATTTACGTTTCACCCAACCATGACCACGACCACCGGGGTTACAACTGCCACGAAAACGAACAGGGAACCCTTTAGCACTACGAAGGCAAGCCGTTAATAATTCGGCCGTGCGTTCCGTATGTTTGGTTAATTCGTCAATTCCTAGATAATCAAACTCTTGCCCTTGGTAACCTTCCGCATCTTTATCGTTTTTCACATATCTGAACAATACTTGACTGCCATTCTTTAATGTCGCTATGTGTTTCTGGTCGGAATACTTGTACAGTTCTGGCGGTACGCTTCGTATCCATTCGCGGATAACGTTAGCTTCTAAATTCGGATATGTTTCACGGAATATATAACAATGGCTACCCGGATAAGTTAAAGCGTAAATGAACACGTCCATGATCAATGACTTTGTTTTTCCACCACCACGAGCGCCACCATACACCGCATACGGTGCCGTTGTATTGTGGAATATATTTTGTTTTTCGTTTGGCTTATAGTCAATCGTTATTTCCATTTTTGATAGATTTATACAAAAAATGAGATATATCGCCGTGGATATACCTCATATTCTGATAGATTTATACAATTCTCTATTATTCTTTATTCATATTACTAAATACAACCTTAATCGGTTCGCCGTCTGTTCCGCTGATTTCTTGTTTGTCAGTAAACAACTTATAGCGTTTACCAATTAATTCAGCTGCTTTTAACCTATCATTCAACGCCGGATCTAATCCAAACTGGTCTGGAATATCACCACGCATCGTGCTAGATAAAAACTGCATTACCTCATCAGTATCAGCGATGCTATTTTCTTTCATTTCCGCTAGTCGTTCGTCTATATATTGTTTTACGTCAACTTTTTTCAACAGTCGACTACCAGCCGAATACGCCGTTCGTTCACTATAACCAGCCTTTATAGCTGATTGTGTGGCATTCGTAGTCTTTAGCCATTCTTCTGCAAATATTAACTCTTTAGGCTTTAATTTAATATCACTCACTACGTTCACCACCTTTCAACACATTAACTAGATATATTAACAATTCATGTTGCTTTGACGTATCGTATTCAGCAACCTTTTTAAATAACTGTCCCTCTTTAAATGGGTTTCGTTTATATTTCTCCGGAAACGCTTCTGCATATTCCGCTTCGCTATACATTCGACTTACGATATATACTTTAAATGGTTTATCCCACTTACTCCATGATTGGCGAGTATCAATCACATACCTTAAACCCTTTTTAACTTGTAATGCCGTAATCACCTTTTTAATTTTAGGCATGTAGTTCATTGATATTCACCCCCTATCGTAATATATTGTTATCTTTGCTTTTCATTCTTCTATGTGATCGCTGACAAATTCCAGCCGCTTGCTTAGATGCGTGTTTGCTAGTGCAATATGTTTGGCATCGTCCGTCATATTCGATTGTTTCAGCCGTGCATATGCCGTGCTTGTCATTGTTCAAACAATGCTTTCTATCGCAATGAATTTGCGTCATATTGCTATCCTTTCAAATAATCATATTTCACATTTCGTGTAATTTTAAAAATACGGTTGACGTGTCGCGGTAACCGTGTTATACTCTAATCAAGGTAAGGGGAACGAACCCCAATAGTTAATCACAAGGAGAAAATAAAATGTACACATTAAAAGACTTAAGCACAAACAAAACATGGAAATTTGAAACTAAAATAGATGTTTCTAACTTCATCAGTACAATGAGTTTCGGTTTTGAATGGCAATTACTAGACACAAATAATCAAGTTATCGCAACTCACATTTATGAATAAGGAGGAAATCAAAATGTTTGAAGTTACAACTCGCTATCCTAAATATCATCGTTATGGTTCTTATCAAACAGCATGGGAAGCTTTAGAAGGTGCTATGGATGTCCTCGAAAGAAATAGCCACTCCACTCAATTAACATGGTGCGGCACAAACCGTGAGTTTTACGAAGAAGTTACAGGTACAACCCCTACAGTTGACCTCACAGACGAAACATGGATCATTGGTGATGGTGATTTCTTCACCGTTGTTGAACGTAATGCAACAGCCGACGAAATCAAATTAGCGTTGCAAGACATTACACGAGATATTGAAATTGAAGAGGTTGAATAATGACAAACAAAATAAAAGAGGCCCGTTTAAAAGCGGGTCTCACACAAAAGGCTGCTGCTGAATTTTTAGAGATGCCGCTACGCACCTTCCAAGATTGGGAATACGGTTCTAACGCCCCTAAATATGTAATCAATATGGCGGTTAAAATGTTGTCAACAATTCAAAAGAATAAATAGGAGAATAAAACAATGCAAATGACTATCCAAGAAATTAAAAACGCGATCAAATACAACGAACTTAATAACATTGAAACACTTCAAGCTACCTATACAGGTATCAAACACAATAATGACGGCATAATTCAAACACTAGGTTATGACGATTTAAGCAACATTGTTATGATGCTTCGTTACATAGCTGAAAAATGCGAATTGCTTCGCCGCCGCACTAATTCGATATATGATGCGTTCGCCGCGTTTAACCTACGGGAAACAATATTCGATACTATAGATGAGTACCAACAAGAAATGAATAATCAAATACGCCAAATGTTAGCCGCTAGATAATAGCGGCTTTTTTAATTACTCAAAACCGAACACGCCACAACTTAATGTGATCTGACATCAAAACAATTTGGGTTAATTTGGTATAAAACCTTTACATAATAAATGCAGCATGTTCAGTTTTCAACAATTAAATGTTGCTTTTATACAAGAAATGGGATATATCGCCGTGGATATACCCCATTTTATTTTAGTTTTATTCATTTTGTTTGTATGTTCTAAACAAATACCGGCAATCTATGAAATCGTACAAGTAGTTATGGTATTATGAAGTACATATTTAACAAGGATCGTATCTCAAATAGCATGTGTTCGTGAAAGGAATTTAACGCCGGTATCTGTTTACAACACACAAGGGGAACGTTTATAGTTCCCCACGGTGTCGTATGTTTAATAGGAGAATTTAGTTAATGTCGTTCAAAGCTACATATGACACTATAATTATACTATATTATGCTTTTCCGCATGTTTCCGATATAGTCCGATATATTCCGACTTTTACCGTTTTAGCAGTATGTATGCTAGGGTAATATGTATGGTGCAAATAATACCCAACCTTGACAAGTCCAGCCGTCTTTAGTTCGTTGGCTTGCGACTTTTCCAGGTCTGTAAAGTATCTAGCATGTTTAGCACTTTTGCCGTCAACATATTCACGCATCAATAGTATATTTTCTTTTCCTTTTGTGCATGTGTTAATAATATCCGCTGCGGTTTCCCGCTCATCAATCAATGCCCCTATTTCCTTTTGTGCTGCATCGCGCTTACTTTCAAGGCGTACTATTTGACGGTCTAACCCGCCCGGTGTTCCGCCACCTGTTAGGCGTTCTTTTGAATAATCAACCGCACCTATAGTGGTGATGTCTGATTGTAAATGCTTTAGATCTTCTTTCAACGAATTAATTTTCATTGTGATTAATTTGATAGGTTCTAGGTATTCTTTGGCTAATTCCCTGTATTCTTTATCCGTCATATATTCCCCTTTATTTCATATTCTTAACTTTCGTCTACAATGTTATTTTTTCAATTTCCGCTCTAATTTCAAGAATATTTAGATATCCCCCCATAGTAGCCTTTTGTTTACGCAACAGTTCAATAGGGCAAGTAGGTTTAAAATCTAAGGTTCCTGCATCATATTTAACAATCATTCTGTGAAGTTTATTGTAACGATCTTTTAGCTGTTTATATTCTCCACGAAATCTAGCCTGCCATTCTGGCTCACCAACACTTAATTCATTTTTCTTTTCTTTGTTCATTTTACTCACCTCTTATGATAGGGCGGATATTTCACCGCCCACATCCTTTACTTAATCAAAACATACAGTAACGCACATACTATAAAAACTAAAGGCACTATCGCCACACCTACGGCAAAATACGTAAGTTGTTTTAACTCTTTTTCTTTTCGTTGCCGTTCTGCCTCTAGTATCCACAGGATATAGCCTTTTCGTTGTGGCGCATTAATTCTTCTAGGACTGCACATTATCTATTCACCACTCCTACTAACATCCATATACAGAAACATATTATTACTATCAAGCCACCAATAGACATATAACTTGTGCTTAATTAGATTTAAAAACTCATTTACCTGTGCTACCATAACCGCCAGCACCACGTTCTGTTTCTGTTAATTCATCTACTTCTGCTACATCGACCATTGCTACTGGTACGATGATTAATTGTGCGATGCGATCACCTCTAAATATCATGTAATCGCTACAAGATATGTTTTCATATGCAATACTTAATTCGCCTCTATAGTCAGCATCAATAACACCTACACTATTGGCACATCTTAATGGTGTTTTACTCATGCTACTTCTTGGTACAAGCAAACCCATATGACCTTTTGGAATTTCAACCGCTACTCCTAAAGGTATTTTCTTTTGACTGTCAGCAGGAACTTTAATATGGAACTGACAATACAAATCTAACCCAGCTGCATCCTCACTACCTCTTGTTGGTAGTTGTGCGTATTCATTAACTAATTTCACTTTCATTTGTTCCATGTTCCTCACTCCATTCACTTTCTTTGTATATACGGAAGAAATTATCCGCACTCATTACTACTAACCAGGGCTTATTACTTTTTTTCCAAGCTACTATAGGCATATCACCACTTTTCTGTGCATCGTGTTCAGCTTGTTCATATGCTTTCCTCACATTGAGGTTTTCCACAAACTTCACCTCTTGATGGATGTTTGGTAAACCTACACAGTCTGATGCATCACCTGTATTACCACAATACTGTGCGGTTCTACGGACTTTATCAAACCCATGCGACCTACACACATCTCGCCACATTCGTTCGCCCCTAGCACCTTTTTGTTTGCTATTTATTAGCATTAATACCCATCTCCCATAACCAACCGCACTTCCGAATTAATGAGGTTAATATCAACCACTTCAACTTCATGTAATATTCCATCTTTCGCCACACAAACCACATCAACATTCAAATCATCATGCATATCAATGAGTTCATGTATAAGTTCTTTAACTGTCATTTAATTACCTCATCATTTCTATTTAGCAAACTCTAATAAATTTGTTTGAATTTTAACATCACTTAACATCTTTTCTTTTGCTAATGCATACATTTTTCTATCAATTTCAAAACCATATGCACTTCGTCCTAACTCCATAGCAGCCCTCAATGTACTACCACTACCAGCTACTGGATCAATCACAACATCACCCTCATCTGTGAAGATTTCAATTAATCGTTTAAGTACACTTATAGGTTTTTGCGTTGGATGAATATTAGGTACTAGGTTTTTGTTATCTCGTTTCCATTCAAAGTGATCAAATATCATTTTTTTGTTGTTATTAAACTTAGGAAGTTTTTCACGATACAAAACTAGCGCATATTCAGTCGCACCAACAATACGCATATTTGCTTTTAAAACTTGAGCACTATAATTTTTATTAAAGGTAATAGGAATATAATTTTTAAAGCCATGTTTCTTTGCGTACTCAATCACCATTGGTTGTTGTTGATAACTACAAAAAACTATCATACAAGGTGCTTGTCCACGTTCTTTAGGTTCTTTCTTTAGCAACCTATTACAAAAGTGAAAATACTCTGCAATGTTAAAGTTGTAATCAGAATTAAAAAATGCTTTACCAGCTTTTTTGCTTTCACCATTCTTGTTATCGCCGTCTACATACCACATAGGATTACTTGCATAAGCGTTGTTTCCTAGATTGTATGGGATATCAGCAATCACCAACTGTGCTTTTGGTATTCCATATCTTTTAAAATTCTGAAAATTATCATTAAATAGTTCTACTTTCACCTATTCACCCCTCTATATATTGTTCACATCGTTTTAAAATATCTTTTACTCTGCGTCCTCATCTTTTTCCCAACCAGTAATTAACACTACTTCTAAACCGTCGTTTGAATCATCGATATAATCAATCTCATACTGCTTGTATCCCGCTTCAACAAAGCATTCTTGGTCAGGATAACATTTTTCCAATTTTTCAATTAATTCATGTACTTTCATTTTTAATCTCCCTTTACTATGCCCCATATGTTCGTTTCACCGCTCATTGAGTGTGCATCATATTCAAGTAGCCACTTTAAACAATGTCGCCCGTGCTTAAATCTATCCGGTTTATTTCTAGGCCCCGGACTTGCATAAGTTACCGCTTCAACCCATTCACAATGCGCTTCGTATGTATACCACGGATACATAAGGCAATAGGCTTTTATGTATTGTTGTTTACGTTTCCTTTGTACTAATTCCATCTTCTACGACTTCCTCACATTCAATTAAGCACATAATAGGTGATACCGAAACATTTACATTTGAAAATACGTCTTTAAAAGTAATTACCTTTGTATTTCCATAATCAATATTGCTTATTGCTTCATTGTATGCTTCCATGTCAGAAAGGTTTCTGTATTTACCTTTAAACGAATCTGTTTGATATCTTCTAGTCGCACCGTTCATAAATACTGTTATTTGTAACATATTTGCTCCTCACTTTTAAAAAATACTAACCAAACCGTTTTACCGCGCCGTTGTCCTAAAATTGGTTCAACCGGCAATAATGGTCTCACTTTTGGCAACGTTATTTGTTCTTCATTCCATTTGAATATTAAAGTTCCATTTTTCTTTAATACTCGCCAACATTCCGCAAAGCCTTGTTTTATATCCTCTTTCCAGTCCGGCCCCAACCGCCCGTATTTTAAAGCTAAAAATGATTTATCACCAGCACTAACCAAATGCGGCGGATCAAACACAACTAAATAAAACGTTTCATCTTCAAAAGGCATTTTCCGGAAATCTGCAACAATATCCGGTTTTACAATTAGCCTTCTACCGTCGCAAAGAGTTGTGTTTTCCGTTCTGTTATCCATGTAAACCGTTTCTTCATGTTCTCTATCAAACCAGAACATTTTAGAACCACAACACGCATCTAGTATTTTCATAACGCGCCTTTTTTAATCATTTCCATTAAGCCGGTAGCGATTACCGCTAACGCAAAACTTGATACAAATAACCCTAATACGGTATTTCCGGCGATGTTAAATAACCCCAATAACCACAACACCACAGAAACGGTAAATGCCAAACCTAAAATTTTTGCTAATAACGCGATTACTACATAAACCACTAACGCGAATTCATTCATTTTCATTCTCCTTATTTTCAAAAGGGTTTATCGTTTCAAACACCACAAAAGAGGTATTATTGTACCCGTGGCGTTCTTCCCATTTGCGAAACACTGCGGTTAATTCTTCTTGTAATTCATCTATATGTTCTTGTTTTACATCTAGTAGATAATCTTCCGACCATTCTGCTATTTCATCGTCAAGATCATAATCTACAACATCATTGATAACCCTTTCAGCATCAACCTTTGGAACATAATAATATGGATTTGCCACCCTAACACTTGGTACTTCCCTATCTGGATATGTACTTGCAAAATCATTAACGGCATCTTCAATGCTTTTTTGCGGCCAACCTACATACCCACCAAAACACCAACACCACTCATTCTCATTTTTTACTAGCATTTTTATCACCCTTTAGAACGGAACATTTTCATCGTTGCCTTTATCATCTGCAAAATTTTCAAAGTTACTTTCCGTTGCCGTATCATTCAATGCGGATACACCAACGAAACCGGCGATTACTTCCGTAACGTATTTCTTTTGTCCGTTGCTATCTTCATAAGAACGTGTTTGAATACGCCCCTCTACGAATAAGCGGTTTCCTTTTCGGTAATTTCCTACTGCTTCGCCTAGCTTGCCCCATGCAACGCAATTAACGAACGCCGTTTGTTCTTTCGTTTCATTTGTTGCGCTATCAATGTATGTATTGCTTGCAGCCACCGTGAAAGTTGCCACTGCACGGCCAGATTGTGTATATCTAACTTCCGGATCACGTGCAAGATTTCCCAATAATTGAACACTATTCATATATTTACCTCACTATTTTCTAAATAACGCATTTAAACGATTTTTGACATTCGAAATAATTCATCTAATGTATAATCGCATTGCAATGCATCGTTTAACATCTCTTGAATTGCCAACATTTCGGACAATCTAAAATCAAATTCACCACGTTCATGCTTTTTGTAGGTTTCAACTGGTATTCCAGCAGCTTCCGCCAACTCACGTTGACTCATAAACAATCGCTTTCTACATTCGATTAACTTCGGAAATACATTATATTTACAATTCATTTCAGCACCCCTAGAATTTTTGCTTTATATTCTTCTGCTATATCCGCCTTTTCAACTAACCCTTTAAGTCAATCAGTTCGAACTTTTCAATTTCCACCAAATGCCCATTATCAAGCATTTTTATTTCTGTTTGAGGTGGCATATTGAGTTCTGCTCTTTTTCGTGCTTCTGATAGCAAGCCATTATTTTTAATGCTTTCCGCAATTTCTATGCGTTTTTCTTCACGATTTACCAGTTGTTCATAAGCCTTACAGAATTGACTCATTGCCGCGCTTTCGTTATAGCTTTGGCAATTTCTCGGATCAAAGAAACGCCATATTGTTTTAGCAGCAAGCCTTGTAATACCTTCAAGTTCATTAAGACCTTTTTCATACCCAAAACTACTAGCAACCTTTCTGACTTCTTCCCATGCATCTTGCGCTATCAAACGTTCTTCTTTTCCGTTTACATACCCGGAAATTTCTGCCGCTTTTTTGCGGATAGTTGCAACAGCTGGAACAAATTCACATGTATTAATACATTGCTTGATTGCTTCGGCCAACGTTACTGGGTTAATATCCTCCAGCGCGTATGCGTACATTTTGGTTTTCGCTACATCAATATTCGGATATATCAATAATTGGCCCGTAGCCGTCAACGTTTTTGCGTTCGGTTCCCTCATCTGTTCCCCTTTCTACCGCATCAATCAATGCGTTTAATTCTGCAACCTTTCGTTCTGTGTCTGTCATTGCTGCCATTTCATTTGAATTGAGATATGTATCAAAATGGCTCGGCGCAAATAACGTTTTAGGCGTTAGATATTTTTCTAGCTTTGTACCTTTCCACTCACGGCATTTTTTATCAATGACGGTTTTAAAATCATCAACCGTGTATCCCTCTTTTAAGCGTGATCGTATCGCTTGGATATATGGTTTTGTTGTAGGTTTAAATTTAGAGCCGGTTTTAAGATTAAGATATTCGATAATTTCAACATGAGATTTATCCACATCGTCATGTGAAACATGACATAGTATATCTATACTATCCTTATCTATACTATCCTTACCTATCCTATCCTTACCTAACCTTACCTTACCTATCCTATCCTTACCTGTGGTAACCATTGGTATACCAGTGGTTGTCATTCGGTTGACAGATTGCATGCAATTAGTTGTAACTTCATATTCGTTTTTATCATTAAGTCGCAACTGTTCGCGTTCATTTAATAGCTGTTCGTTTGGATTGTATCTGTCCTTCCTAATGTAGTTATGTATTTTCCAATGCTTGATAACGATGACGCCAGTATCAAAAGGAATTATAAATTGTTTGGCTATTAACAACTTCATATCATCATCTTTAGCACCTATCACCCTCATGAGTGATTTAGGCGAGTTGATAAATCCGTCATCATCTGCATCTAGCAACATATGAAAATATAGATTTTGTGTTGTGGATGGCATATCAAGGAATTGGTCTGACTTTATAATTGACTTTGCCATCATTCTTCGTTCTGCCATGTAATGCCCTTGTTCCTTTCTTTTAATATCTCCCTAATCTGTTTTGCATCGCTGCCATGTGCTTTTGTATGGCAATCACGGCAAAGGCAAGCCAGATTATTCAAATTTGATAACCCCCCATGCGATCTAAATTCAATGTGATGAACCTCGGTTGCCATTGCACCACATAGAACGCATAGGCCCTCATCTCGTTCATACGCCCATTTTCTGGTACGGGCGTATAGTGCGTTATCCTGTCTTTTCCTTTTGTTCATATTCGCCCCATTCCATTACAAGTGAGTTGATATAATCATCATTTTCAATCGGTATGTTTAACTGGTTGCACTCATCAACTAACGCATCAATCAATCGCCGCATTTCGTCAACTGTGTAAACGCTGCTTCCGTGATATGCACGAACGATTGAATATCCTTCCGTTTTGGCTGGGCCGGCATCTTCTGCATGCCAGCCTAACCCGTGGCTTTGCCAAATTTCAATAAAACGCTCGATAGCATCGTTTTTAATCGGTAAGTAGGTAAATGTACCACATTCAATCAAAACTCGCTTGTATACCTCGTTTTTTGAAATGTATGCGTGTTTTGAAAGTTCCCTTGCTATCTTTTCGCACAATACCCACGCATAGGCGTTAGCGTTTAATGAGCGGCGTTTTATTTTCTTTTTGATTTCGACTATATATTCAACTTCCGGATCTAACTTATTTAACGTTTCGTCTTTAGGCGCTGGAATTAAAATGTTATAGCCAATAGATTTTATAACATTAATTCCTTTTGTTACCCATTTCATTATTCGGCGCCTTGTTGCTCAATGAATTTCTTTAACCAATCAAGAGCGGCGACCATTTCAAAGGCATCTAACATCGCAAGGCGTGGTTTTTTAAATTCCGTTGCAATGTATTTTGTGATTTCTGCCGGTGGTACATTGTTATCTTTTGCAAGTTTACAAAATTCTTCATATCCGGCAACGTGCGTTTCTTTTGGTTTAGTCGCTTGCATTGGTGCTGCACTTCCACCCATTGTAAAGCGTACAACCCCTTTACTATCAACTATGGTTAACTTGTTGATATTTCGATTTTCGTCATAGTCGATTTCTTTAACTGTAAATTTTGCGTATGACTTAGGCTTTCCGTCTTTCCCCGCTTTCCATTCGCCATTTTGCAAATTAATATAGGTAAACGGAGCGGAATATAATTCTCTACCAATGCCCCAGTTAAAGCATGCACGCTTGAAACTATCAGATGCTTGGCCCTTTTCTTTTTCTGTGTTGCTTTCCGTGCCTACATCGGACTTACCAACCCACTCGCCGGTTTGTTGGTTATAGATTGAAACTGTGCAATATAATCTATCGCCAATGATCGCATGTTCACGTTTCCAATTCATTGCGCCTACTACTTCATCAAGCATGCGCATATCAACGCGTGCATCTTTGTATAGCAGCACAACTGCACCTACGTTGCCGTTCTTTTCATTTAGCGATTGAATACGGCAATCTATTTCATTCGCTTTTAGTGTTCTAAATTCCATACATGCCACCTACTTAATATAGAAATTTTGGTTTACTTTAATTTCTGCGCCCTCTACCACTTCACCGGCTTTAAGCGCTTTTTTAATTGCCGTTTTATCGGCTTTAATTTCAACCTTTGTAAAGTCCGCCGGAATTACATCAAGGTTTATAATTTCAACGCTTTCGGATTTTCTATAACCGGCTTTAAATGTTCCAACTTCTAATTTTTCGATACCTTTTTGCTTCATTGAATATTCAATGTTGTTTTTCAAGGTTTCAATAGTGCTTTCTTTTGATTTTTTAACTTTGTTCAATCTATCAATTTCAGCCTTAATTCCTTGTATATCAGCTTCAACGTTAATCATGTATTTTGCCGTGTTTTCGATTTTTTCTTCAATGGATAAATCAAGCATTTCTAATGTATTTTGAATTGCTTCGATTTCTTCCGGCGTTTCTGCCGCTTCTAGCATTGCGGATAGTTCCGCGTAATCCTTGTTTAGTTCGTAAATACTAGCCATTTTTATTTATCACCTTTCAACAATGTAATAATTCCTTCTACGTCAACATTCGTTATAGGTGAGTCCATTAACGAACGATAACTTCCCATATTTATATAAATTAATTTGCCTTTATATATTGCGTATACATCATAAGTAAAAATCACTTCGCCGTTTTCTGTGTCATTTTTTCTAACACCAAGATTAAGAGAAATTTCTTTATCCGCAATTTTTTCACATAACTCTGTAAACATCGCAGTAACTTCGGCGATTTGTTTTTTATTTAATCTCCATTCCATAATTTCACCTTGCCACCTTAACCGCTCATCGTGTATGATGAGGTTAAGATGCTTTAATAACTCACTTTTCGCATCTGCCCTTTGGTAACTGCAATTACTAAAGGGCCTTTTTTATTTCGTCAATGTAGATGCCACCATATAATAACGCAACGCCTAACAATCCTTGTAATACCGCTTCATATAACGTAATATTGTCAAGTTCTAAACTGCCCGGCGTGCCTATCAGTAAGATTGCACCTATAGCTTTAAAAACCGTTGTCATTCTAATTCTCCTGTGATCACTAGCATTTGGCTGGTGATTTTTCTTATTTCACCTCTTAGATACCGATTTTCTGATTGCAAGCGTTCGTTTTCTGCTTGTAACTGTTTATATCTGACAATGTTAAACTCCGTTGTCAGTCCCGCTAATTTCTCAACCTCATTCCGGTTGAATTTCACGCCGGGTATCGGTAACTGGTGTAACTTGCCGTCATTTCTGAGGTTATAGACTGCTGTTTCTGATATTGACAGTAACGCAGCAACCTCTTTAACTGTGTAAACTAATTTTTCCATAGAATTCGTTCATACATTCTCCTTTTTATAAAAAATAATCAACCGTTACACCGAAATAATCGGCAATTTTTTTTAGCGTATCTACGCTAGGTTTTGAACGACCTTTTTTGTAGTCAGTCATTGCCGCTGTAGAAATGCCCGTAGCTTTACTTAATGCATATGCAGTTATGCCATGCTTTTTTAAAAGCTTTTCGATTTTCTCATACATCTTGCTATATCACCTCGATTCTGATATATTAAAAATAACTAATATTTCTTAGCTAATTTTTACGTGATTTATAATCTCGTTTTCGTTAGCTATCTCGCAATTTCATAATATTATGTTTTTGCGAGAATGTCCAATTAAACGTTTATAAAATTTCTTAAAAGAGATTAAATCATGGGTAACAAAAACATATATAGCAAGATAGAAGCTCTATTGAATCAACATAATATTAGTGCGTACAGACTTTCTAAAGATACTGGAATTTCAACGGCATCGCTTACAGATTGGAAAAAGGGGCGCTCAAATCCTAAAGCAGATAAAATACAAATCATAGCGGATTATTTTAACGTTCCTATCTCGTATTTTTTAGATAGCACTGAGCAAACAAAAGAGGTACCACCTATTAAAAGTGATACCTTCAATGTTGACTTTAAAAATGTGAAAGTGATGTTCTATGGGGATTATGAACTTACTGAGCAAGAGAAGAAAATGGTTGAGAATGTGGTTAAAGGGGTTATTTCATCACGTAAAGACGAAAGGAATAAAAAATAAATATATATAGGGGTGTAGTATGAAACGGATGTATCCTATTGTGTTAGATATTATTAAAGAAAATCGGTCTAATGACCCAGATGTTATCGCTAGAAATTTACGCATTAGTGTTCACTATAGATCACTGCCAAAGCATTTGAAAGGACTGTTGATAAAAACACCTTTTTCAAAGGATATTGTTATTAATTCAAAAATAGACATCAACCATAAAAAGGTTGCTTTGGCGCATGAATTAGGTCATGTTATATTGCATAAAGGCGGATACAACTTATTTGATATTGACCTATTAACCGATAGAGATAAAAAAGAAAAGGAATATCAAGCAAATAAATTCGCTTTTTATTAGTAGCGCATACCTGTTTAAGAAATTCGCCGAAAATGATTGATAGTATCCGTAACGAAAAGGAACTAACATTTAACGATACGATAGAGTTGCTTAAAATATTTGAGCGTACAGGTTGTTATATTTAGGGGAAATAATCATGAAGGTAAATCGTAAGGAAATACAAGATGAAATGATAAATATTACATTTGGGACTTATTTATTTACATTTCTATTTGCTGGAATATTTTTCATCATAGTAGAAAATAAGGGCGATACTATAGGTATTTTTATATCTGGTATTTTATTCTGGTTAGGATATTTGTTAATTAGATTTATCAACAAAAAACAAAGTACAAAGTTTTTAGATAATTTAGAAATGAGAGAATACTATGCAATACAATATCAGCGTGAGGAAGAAAGATAAGGGTTTCCAAATAATTGTGTCGTATAAAGACGGCTACAAGTGGCGTCAAAAATCAAAACAAGGCTTCAAAACTAAACGTGAAGCCAAGGAATACGGCCACGTTATCGTTAAGGAATTAGACAAAACCGTACTACTCACCAAAGATACGGAATTAAAAGACTTAACTTTCAAGGAATTTGCGGATATGTTCCTTGAAATAAAAAAAGGCCACGTTACGCACAATACATTAACTATGTACCGTCATGCCGTGGATGCCTACAGTTCTATTAATAATATTAAATTGTCTAACATCAAACCATTACATATTCAAAATGTAGTGAATAAAATGGTCTCTTCGCCTACTACCATCAATTCATACTACAAAGTGGTTAGTCGTATATTCTACATAGCGATTAACCCATACAAGATAATTTCAGATAACCCATGCACTGGTGTTAGGTTGCCGCGTGTCGAACGTAAGAATATGATCCATACCATTTCCGATGAAGATTTGAATAAGTTCGCAAAATACATGAGGGAAAAATATCCACAGGCCTATTACTTTTTACAAATTGCTAGATATACTGGTATGCGATTAAGTGAAGTATATGGATTGACGTGGAATGATATTGACCTAAAAAATCGCAAAATTTCCGTCAATAAGCAACTTCAATATGTCAAAGGTGTAATTACCTTCGAGAAAACTAAAACGGCGAATTCGGTGCGAATTTTGCCAATTCCGCCTATCTTAGAAAAGATACTAATAGAATACCAAACACATGAGTTGGAGTTTGAGTATGATTTAGTTCTAAACCCATACAAGAAAAATGGTGTCAAATGCCAAATCAACACCTATTTAAAACAATTTGGAGACAACCTATCAGCGCATAATCTACGGCATACATATGCCACGAAATTATTGGCTAACGGTCTTGATGTAAAAACTGTATCAGCATTACTCGGCGATACACCGGCAATGGTGATGAAAACATACTTGCATTATAGCGATGAGATGAAAGCAGCAGCATCAAATGCAGTTGCTAATATTTTTAGTTAAAAATTTTGACGATTTTTGACGAATTGAATATTTAGCTATTAAAAGATACAGTAAGCAAGTACTCTTTTATATGTTCATTTTTAACAATCATA